TCTGATGAAGTAGTTGTATCTGTCACTTCACCTGGAACAATATCAGCATTAGGAACATCACAATCGTTTAACGTTGAAGGTTGGGGTAGACAACAATGGAACAACTCAGGGTGGGGAGTTGAATATTCTGTAGAGTTATCTGGTATAGCTGTAACCTCTTCTCAAGGAACAGCAGAAGGCGCACCAACAACAATAGCAGAATTAACAGGATTAAGCTCTAATGTTAATGCAACTTTTCCAACTGTTAGTAATACAACATCTGTAACGATAACTGGTTTTGGAATTACATCTTCTTTAGGAAGTGTAGTTTCAACAAATGAAGAGGGTTGGGGTAGAGCAGAATGGGGTAATGGTGCATGGGGAGTACAATACTCTGTCGAACCATCAGGTTTAGAAATAACCTCTTCTGTTGGAAGTCTTACAACCGCTAACGTAGTAGATATAAATGGTTTAGAAATAACATCTTCTGTTGGAGAAATATCACCAGCAGATGTAATGGGAGTGACAGGTCAGTCAATAACCTCTGCTATAGGTGATCTTTCTAATTCTGGAACTCTTGTTGGTTGGGGAAGAAATGGTTGGGGTGAAGAGCCTTGGGATGCCTCTATAAACTCACTTGTTCAAATAACAGGTGTTCAAGCAGAGGCAAGTGTTGGATCAATTACACCAGCAGACGTTATGGGATTAACAGGAGTTTCTGCAACAGGAAATGTTGGTTCTATTACACCAGCAGATGTCATGGGATTAACTGGTGTTGAATCTACTCTTGATGTCGGAACTTTATCTATTGTTGAGGGAATTACTTTAAGTGGTCAATCATCAACAGCTAGTGTTGGTTCTGTTACAGTAGCTGATCAAGTTGTTGGTTTAACAGGTCAGTCATCAACAGTTAGTGTTGGTGAACCAAGTATAACTTCAAATCCTGTAATAACACCAACTGGATTTTCTTCAACTGTTTCAGCAGGTTCTTTGACACCAGCTGATGTCATGGGATTAACTGGAGTATCTGCAACAGCATCTGTTGGGGCAACAACAGTTACAGATTTAGTTTTAGGTATTACTGGAGTTTCAACAACCTTAAGATTAGGATTAACTACTATTATACCAATTTATGGAAATGTTGACACCGGGTCAAATTCATCTTATAGTGCCGTATCAACAGGATCAAATAGTAGTTTTTCTGATGTAAGCACTGGATCTAATACAACACCGGGTTCAGTTTCAACAGGATCAGATAGCACTATTTCTGATGTTGCAACTGGCTCAAATACAAGTTATAGTGACGTAGCGTAGGAGAAAATTATGGCATCAACATTTAGCCCTTTGGGTATAGAACTTCAAGCAACTGGTGAAAATGCCGGTACATGGGGAACAAAAACAAACACTAATTTACAATTAGTAGAACAAGCCCTTGGTGGCACTGCCTCACAGGCTGTCTCTGATTCAGGGGATACAACTTTATCAGTATCTGATGGTTCAACTGGTGCAACTCTTGCACATAGAGTTATAGAATTTACTGGATCACTAACTGCATCTAGAAATGTTACAATACCTTTAGATGTTCAACAACTTTATCTTTTAAAAAATGGAACTTCTGGATCACAAAACGTAGTGTTTAAATATGTTAGTGGAACTGGAACTTCAGCTACAATTGCAAATGGTAAAACAATACTAGCGTATGCAAAAGCTGATGATGGCACAAATCCAAACATAGTTTCTGTTGAATTTGGTGGAGATGTTGTAGATGATACATCACCACAATTAGGTGGAGATTTAGATGTTAATGGAAACGATATTGTATCTACATCAAACGCAGACATTGATATTATTCCAAATGGAACTGGAGACGTTAATCTTGGAGCAGACACAGTTCAAATAGGAGATAACAATGCTAACGCTACTCTTACGACTCAAGGAACTGGAGATTTAATATTAAATACAAATAATGGGACAAACGCAGGAACAGTGACACTTGCAGATGGCGCAAATGGAGACATGACTTTAGCTCCAAATGGCACTGGTAGAGTAAAAATAACTAATGCTTCACCAGGAACAAGTTCAACACAAATAGCAACTACTGATGGAAAAGGTATTGTCTTTTCCATGGTTTTCGGATATTAATCTAGAAGGAGAATAAAATATGGCAACACCAAATCTTGTAAACATAGCAACAATCACACCTAAGAACGCTATGGGTAGTTTATCTGATACAAACAGAACTACTATGATTGATGTCCCTGCAGAAACTGCAGTTAGAATTGATACAATATTATTAGCGAACATTGATGGAACTAATGCTGTTGATGCAACAGTAGAAATTAGTAACGACAATGGTTCAACTTACTATAAAATAGCAAGCACAATTTCAGTGCCTGCTGATTCAACATTAGATTTAATTAATAGACCAATCTACTTAGATGAAACTGATTTAATCGCTGTTACAGCTGGTGCTGCTAACGATTTAGCGTTTCATGTTTCTTATGTAGAAATGGTTGATTAATATAGGGAGGAAAGATAATTAATGCCAAGAATAATTAAACCAGCAAAAGGAAGTTTTACAACAGCAGATTTAACTATTGATTCTGATGGAAGAGTTATTGCAGCTTCTTCAGGTTCAGTTTCAGCAACTAATATGGTTCTAACACAAAGCATACACGCTGGAACAAACCCAACAACATTTACTGCTCAACCAGGAACTTCAAAACTTCACGTTTACATTCGTGGTGGAGGCGGAGGAGGTGGAGGAGCTTCCGGTGCACCTGCTCTTGGAGGAGTTGGTGGACATGGCGGATACGGATTTTTTAAAGTGCCTGTAACACAACCTTACACTGCTCCATTTTCAATTGGAGAAGGTGGTGGCGGTGGTAATACTAACCCTCAACAAGCAGGACAAGCTGGGTCGGCAACTACTTTTAATACAAATTTAACCGCTAATGGTGGAAATGGAGGAGCCCAAGCAAATCCAACTCCACAAGGTGGAACAAACATGGGGACTCCTGGAACAGTTAGTAATGAGACTTATGCTTACACTCAACCTGCTACAGCAGAGTTTCCACCTTTCTTTTTTTCTGGACACATAATGATGGATGATGTAGGTGGACAAAATGATGGTGGAACTTTTTTTACTGGTGCACAAATTCAAAATGCATCAAATCTTCCACAAGCAGGAGGACTTATTCCTGGTTTATATAATCAAAAAGCATCAAAATTAAGACAAGCTGGACAAGGTGGAGATGGGGGACTTGACGGTGCTAAACCTGGTGGTCCACAAAATGGTCAATCGGGTAATGATGGTGGAATTTTGATTTACGAGGATATTGGATAAAATGGCTAAATTAGTTTTTAAAAACGCAGCTGAAATTCCTATACATCCTGGAAGTTTAATTGGTGGAGGATCAACTGATCAAGACCTAACTTATATTCATCGTGGTTTTGAACATTTGTATTCTATGTTTGATATTACACAAGCTGAATATGATGGTCTTTTTATTAATACAAAAACTACAACTATAATTGATGGCGTACCATCAGTGGTTGATGAATCTTCAGTAGAAGATGATATGTTACCCGATGAAACAACATATCAAGCTCGCCTTACTGGATATAAAGAACGATTAGAACAAAAAATAGCAAAAAAACCAAACCACTCAAAAATTTCTATGGCTCAAGATACTTTAAATTTTTTAAATAGTATTGATGTGTCAAGTTTAACATTTCCAACAAAAAGTCCTGAAGACGTTTTAAGAGAAAATAACAAGTATATAGATCTTGGATTTTTTTAAATCTTGACTTACTTATTAAGTTAAGTATGGTTAAATTAGAGTTATGAAAGATAATATTATAGAATTTTTTTATCCCGAAAAAACTAAACAATTAGTTGATGATGTTTTTCCAGAACCAGCATTAAAACATGTACCAAAATGGTATAAAGAATTAAAACACTCTAAAGAAATACCTACTATAAAAGGTTGTATGCCTTTTTTAGATTCTTTAACAGCGGGTTATATTATGAAAATGCCACAAGATTTATGTTTAGAACACAATATTATAAATATAAAAGGAAAAAAAGATAGCGCTTTTAGATATTCTTATAGAGATTCTCCAGAAATTCGTACAAGATTCCGTTTAAATATAAACGCTGAAAGACATGAGATTCACCCTGTTGAACAATTAGGACCTAAATGTCCTTTCCATAAAAAAAATAAAGATCTTCCTTTTTATAAAATATTAAATCCTTTTGCTATTAAAACTCCACCCGGATATTCTTGTTTATTTGTTCCACCATTAAATAATCATGATGATAGATTTGAAATAGTTTCTGGAATTGTTGATACAGATAGTTATGAAGGAGAAATAAATTTTCCAATAATAATAAATGGTGATAAATATCCTATTTTAGAAACTGTTATTAAAAGAGGCACTCCTATTGCTCAAGTGATACCTTTTAAAAGAGAGTCTTGGAAAATGATGATTAAAGAAAGATCTTTAACTAAGACACTTATGGGTTTTTTTCAAGTTAAAAAATTTTTAGTAAATAATTATATGAGGTTGTTTTGGAAGAAAAAAAAATGGAATTAGAAAATTATATAAAATGTTATAATGGAGGTATACAAATTAGAACTCTTTCTAGTTTATTAAAATTTTTAAATAATAAAGCTTTATTTAAACCAATGGGAGTTATACGTGGAGGTATTAGAAAAGACATTAGAAATGCAGAAGGATATGATTTTTTAGATAATAGCTATAGTGGTATTCATTGGAAAAATTATTTAAAAACCGTAATAGATAGTTATCATAATCAATATGAAAAACATTATCAAACTCATGCTGCACAGATGGCTTCACTTGAAGCTTTAAAATATGAAAAGGGTGGTAAGTATGTGGTTCATAGTGATCATTCTGCATTAATACCAAGAACCATAAGCGTTATATTATTTTTAAATAATGATTATAAAGGTGGAGAATTAAATTTTCATGATCCTAAAGATCATAAAAAAATTTATACAACAATAAAACCAAAACCTGGGAGATGTGTGATGTGGCCATCTAATTTTTTATTTCCACACTCTGTATCTCCAGTTACGAAAGGAACACGTTATACAATTGTATCATGGCTAATTTAAACTGGAA